TGAAACATATCACAACTATCGTTACTCAATAAGTTTGATGCCTCGACAGTCCGGTAAATCAACATCAGCCGCAGGATACTTACTCTGGTACGCAATGTTTGTCCCTGATAGTACTATCTTAGTTGCGGCACACAAATACACAGGTGCTCAGGAGATTATGCAACGTATACGCTATGCATATGAAAACTGCCCCGACCACATTAAAGCAGGTGTAACCACATACAACAAAGGTTCATTGGACTTTGAGAACGGATCTCGTATTGTTTCAGCAACAACTACTGAAAATACAGGTCGTGGTATGTCTATTACACTATTGTATCTGGACGAGTTTGCGTTCGTTAGACCAAGTATCGCTAAAGAATTCTGGACAGCTATTACACCAACACTATCAACTGGTGGTAAAGCTATTATCACCAGCACACCAAACAGTGACGAGGATCAGTTCGCTTATATCTGGAAGGGTGCTAACAAGACTGAAGATGATTTTGGTAACACAACTGAAGTAGGAGTTAATGGATTCAGAGCATACAGAGCGCATTGGAGTGAACAGCCCGGTAGAGATGATAAGTGGGCATCTGAGATGAAGTCACAGCTTGGTGAGGATCGTTTCAACCGAGAGATTGGGTGTGAGTTCATTATTGCAGATGAGACATTGATTAATCCTAACACATTGATAGCTATGGAAGGTATAGAACCTATAAGTCGTATAGGACAAGTTCGTTGGTATCAACAGCCCAAAAAAGGTAATATATATTGTGTTGGATTAGATCCAAGTCTTGGTACAGGTGGTGATCCATCCGCTATTCAAATCTTTGAAGCAAACACTACTACTCAAATTGGTGAATGGAAACATAATAAAACTGATATACCTAGTCAGATTAAACTAATAGCACAAATCAACAAATACATAAGTGAATGTACAGGAGAACCCAATAACATCTATTACAGTATTGAATGTAATGGGATAGGAGAAGCCGCTATCATATCACTAAGCGAATATGGGGAAGCAAACATTCCGGGTATCTTTATCAGTGAATCAGGTAAAGGACGTAAAGGATTCAATACAACTAATAAGAGTAAGCTAGCAAGTTGTGCTAAGTTTAAAACATTGGTTGAGAGTAAGAAAATGACTGTAAATAGTCGTAGTCTTATAAGTGAGATGAAAGCGTTTGTGGCACATGGTGGAAGTTATGCCGCAAAGATCGGGGACACTGACGATTTGATTATGGCCAGCTTATTAGTGACACGTATGCTACAACAACTAAGCGATTATCACTATGATTTAGAGAATCAGATACGTGACCACGATGACATTATAATGCCTTTGCCGTTCTATGCGGTCATGGGTTAAACAAATATTGATAAATACATTATGCCAAAAAATTCAGAATCATTAAACCGCTCATTATTTGACCTTTTACACAGTAAAGGGTTCGATCCTACTATGCTTGACACCTCAGGTAAGGAAATTCCTACCCCAGAAGAAGCAGAAGTATTCCAATTCAACTTCATCAAAGACGGAGAGGATTACGGTAAAGTAACTATCTCCATTGATGGATTACATAAGCTATGTGTATACTATAGTGATGAAGTAGCTAATAGTGAAAAAGAAGAAAGTCACGGGGAAGATGAATCTTGGTACAAAGTTTTAAATCAATTGAAACGTTTCTCACAGAAATATCAGTTGAGTTTTGAGTTAAAAAATGTTGACCATTTGAAACACGATATGGCAAAAAGGGAATATATGAAAAAGCAAGAAAGAATATCTGAAGGTTACTACCCAATGGGTAAAAAAGCAAGCTACAATGACGCTGTGCCAAATGTAAAGATTGTATTACAGCACACTCGCCAAATTGAAGAAGGTGAGCAACGTTATCGTAATATTGCTAAAATCTTCTTAGAGAATAGTGAAGGTGAAAGATTCTTAGCTCCAACTATCAAGCCAGGTGTTGCACGTGTATATGGTCGATTGATTGCTGAAGGTGATAAGCCGCACGGTGAACGTTGGAATCACGTTACAAGTTTAGTAGAAGAATATCAAAAGATGGGTGCATTTGTTCGTGCCACACGTAATGGTCAGTTCAATGAATCTGCACAACGTCTAGTGAATGAAGGTATCAATCACTATCAAGGTCTACGTGAGACATTAAGCAGAATGACTGGTCATCGTGGTTACAATACGTACTTTGAAAGCTGGACACCATCATTGATGGAAGAAGAAACAGAAGAAAATAACTTAAATGAATTGTTTGTGCAAGAAACACTAGACCCACGTATTGAAAGTGTAATGCCAATATTAAATAAATTACAAAAGAAAGTAGCAGAGATGAAAGAAACTAATGCATTAAGTGAATGGGCAGATAATATTATTGATGAAGGCGCAGCCGTAGATGCATACATGGCAGGCAAAAGTCCAGCACTTGCACACTTTGCTGACAAATTAGACAAAGAGATAGATGAAGGTTTTGATGATATTGATGACCCAGTAGTAAGTTCAATAACTCGCCGCATCATACGTCAACATCCTGAATTATTAAAGCACGGTCCTGATAAAGTACTGGCTGCTATTGCCGACGTTGCGGATTTTGTAGGTGATGTTGAAGAAATTGGTTCAAGTGATGTTAGTGGTTGGGTGAAACAAGTAGCACGCCAACTAAATGGTGTTGATGAAGGTATGATGGATACAATTAAAAAAGCTGGTAGCAAAGTATTTGATAAATTGGGTGGCGGAAGTGAAGAAGATTTATTAAAAGATTTACAAAAGAAAGCCGGTGTACCGCAAACTGGTAAGAAGCCTGAATTTGATGCCAAAGCAAAACAATTAGCAAGAACTAACTCAGGTGATCCGGTTGGTGATTTTGCCAAAGGTGGAAAAGATTTGGGTATCTTCAAGGAAGAAGAAGTTGATGAAGTTGATATGGGTCAAGCTGATAGTTCATTGAGAAGTGATACAAAGCAAAATAATGATAAAATGGATCACTTTACTGCGTTAGATAAAGCATCAAAGAAAATGGGACACAATCATTTTATGGATGTACCTGATGACAAACTTGAAGCACTTAAAGCAATGGTTAAGAGATTTAGAGCTGGTGAAGAAGTTGATGAAAGCGCACTACAAGCATACTTAGGTGACAAGAAGTATGGTGAAGATGGTATGGATGCACTACGTAAAGCTGGTCAAGAACATGCTAGCGAAAAAACAATGCAAAATATTCGTGCCAAATATAGCAAAAAAGAAGAACCTGTAACAGAAGGTCAGGACGACCTAGACACTATTAGACGTTTGTTAAAAAAGTAATATGAAAATATCGTCATTGTTGAGAGAAGCACCAAAAGGTCCTGCATTATCGTTAGATAACGATTTAATGCAGAGAGCCATGCTGAGGTTTCCTGGCTATGATAGCCAACAAGCACTATCTTTATACATAGCTGATAAGGCTACCCAACAACAAAAAACTGATGCGGCACAAAATAATTTAATCAACACTCAGCAAAATGCCATTAAGTCAATTGGTCAAGAGTTACAAGATTATGAAGAACAAGCAAAAGAGACTGACCGTGAAGTTGAAAGACTGAAACAACTAAGTGGTACACTAACAACTGGTAGTGCAGATAGACAACAGAAGGCTAAAGTAAGTGCTGATGAGTTAGAGAAGCTACAAAAAGATTTAGAAGCTCTGAAGTCTAAGCCTGGCATGGATCCAGAAAAATACAAACAGATAGAACAACAGATTAGTGCTTTGGCTAATAGTAATGGTGCAGAAGATGCTGATGTTAAGAAGTTACAAAATCTAGTAAATAATATTCAAAATAAAGCAAATGTTAATTATAATGCAGTTGCCGCACAGCTTGAAAAAACAAAACAAGATTTGGATAGTAAAGAAGAAAGATTTGCAAATTATGTTGATGATACTAACACATACAAAAAAACTTCAAGTAAAGAAATTCAAGAACTGACTAAAACATCTGAACTAATGGCTAAAAATTCTGCTGAAGAAATTAAAAAGTATTCTGATATAGTTCAAGGTTATCAAAAACAGATTGATAATTTTGATAGTGAAATAGAAAAAGAAAAAAATGCTATTATAGGTATGCGAAAACAGATTGAGCAAGAAGTACTTAATGTAAATGATTTAATAGCCCGCACAAAACGAAAAGCAAGTATCCCTTGGATAGCAGGTAAACGCCCACCCGGCGGTTCCCCGACTATAGCTCCTCAGCCTCAAGGAGAATTGCAACTGAAAGAAGATACCAAAATTCTTAATAAACAAGGTGTCATAACAACTCAGGACAATAGTGATTACAATGAGTGGAGAGACGACCATATATATGGATTATTTACCATGTTTAAAAATAAATATGTCTCATTTATCCAACAAAACGGATACTCGGATAAACAGATTCAGGATATGTTAATAAAATATTTACCTAAGTTATATAACTTGGGTGATGACTCTACACCGGTATCACCTAAAGAAGTCGCTGACTGGATGGAAAATGACGTTAAATCGAATTTAGAACAAGAAGTAGTTCAAACTGAATTGTTTAAAGAAAGTTTAGACAAAACATATTCACGTATGTTGGATAACCTAATCGGACTACCCTATATAAAAGGGTAAAAAACCGTAGAAAAAAATGTGTTTACCCACAAACGGGATAAATACTATTGACATTGAGAGATAGTTTTGCTATACTATCTCTAATGTTAGTTACTTCATAGGGAAGTAGCGAATATTAAAAAACGAGACCATCTCAATTTTATAAGGAAAATATCATGGCATCATTAGCAGACATTCGTGCCCGTATCGCGGCACAAGACAACAAATCAAACAACAAGGGTTCTGGAACTCAATCTGATAACTCAATCTATCCACATTGGAACATGGACGAAGGCACAACTGCCGCTATTCGTTTCTTACCAGATGCGAATAGTTCTAACACGTTCTTCTGGGTTGAACGTCAGATTATCAAACTCCCATTCAATGGAGTAAAGGGTGATTCTAACATTAAGCAAACAGTTGTACAAGTTCCGTGTATGGAAATGTATGGCGATGCTTGCCCTGTACTAGCAGAAGTTCGTCCTTGGTATAAAGATGAAACATTGAAAGAAATGGCAAACAAGTATTGGAAGAAACGCAGTTATCTATTCCAAGGTTTTGTTCGTCAAAACCCACTAGGTGATGACAAGACACCTGCGAATCCTATTCGTAGATTTGTTATCAGTCCACAGATTTTCACAATCATCAAATCTAGTTTGATGGATCCTGAAATGGAAGAATTGCCAACAGACCTTATGCGTGGTCTTGACTTCAACGTTAAGAAAACAAGTAAAGGTGGTTACGCAGATTATTCTACAAGTAACTGGGCACGTAAAGAAAGCCCATTGACAGAAGCAGAACAAGCCGCTATTGAAGCACATGGTTTGTTTAACTTAGCTGACTTCTTGCCTAAGAAGCCAACTGAAGCAGAGTTGCGAGTTATCAAAGAAATGTTTGAGGCATCAGTTGATGGTCAACCTTTTGATAATGAGCGTTGGGGTAGTTACTATCGTCCATATGGATTAGAAGCACCTGCAGGAGCGACCGCGGCACAAACAACAGCTACTACTGAAACTAGAGCACCCGCAACTGCACCCGTAGCAGAAACTTCAGCTCCATGGGAAGATGAACCTGTAGCAACAACTGCACCTGTTAGTGTACCGGCAGCTGGTACATCAAGTGACAAAGCACAAGACATTCTAGCAATGATTCGTGCTAGACAAACAAAGTCTTAATAGGTGATGGGGCTTCTGCCCCTTCCTAAGGAGAACTCCATGACACTACCAGACGAACGATACCGTGCCCTAAAGCAGGGCAAGAAGTTGTTGGAAGAGTTGTGCGATCCTGGCAAGACACCTAGAGTGCCTAGTCTTATAAGAGATAAAGCAAGGACCGCATTACGACACTTCCCCACTGATTGGGATATCGATATGATGACAGATAAATGTCCAGATATGCTTGACAAACAACCGTTTAGCGTATATACTAACGGCATACACAAACAATAAGGAATAATATGGCTAAGAAATTAAACAAACTAGCAAAAGTAAATGAATCATTTACTATCAATCGTTATGACAACGGCTTTATGATTGAAGTGGGTGGAAGAGACAAAGAGAACGATTGGAAAAACTGTAAGGTTATGTGCAGTACAGAAGCAGAACTCCTTGAAGTAATCAAAGAAGCACTATCAATGGAAGTGGATAGTTAAATGGCAAAACCTTTTGACATTAGTAAGTTCCGCAAGGACATTACAAAAAGTATTGAAGGTCTATCAATAGGATTTAACGATCCTACTGATTGGATCTCGACAGGAAATTATGCTCTCAACTATCTCATTAGCGGTGATTTTA